AGACTCAAGATTGAAAAGAGTGGGCGTATCAGGATATAATAAACCAAAGCGTACGCCCAATCACCGAACAAAGTCCCATGTAGTTGTAGCAAAAGTTGGAAAACGAGTTAAGACTATAAGATTTGGGCAACAAGGTGTGTCAGGAGCAGGAAAATCTCCAAAATCAACGGCACAAAGAAAACGAAGAGCTTCATTCAAAGCTCGTCACGCTAGAAATATAGCTAAAGGCAGAATGTCAGCAGCATATTGGGCAAATAAAGTAAAATGGTAAATAAAATTAAAGAAACAGCTTTAAAAGTTTGGAACATAGTAAATGGTAAAGACAAAAACCTAGACGGTAAAGTCGATATTAAAGACGCAATGTTAGCAGCTCAACAAAAAGCAAAGAAAAAACAGGAGAAGTAAATGAACTACAGATTATACGCAGTGGAAGCTGCCTGTGGTACTAGTGTTGGAGCAGCCTCTACGTTTTCAGATGCAACTGAAGTAAGACTATTTAATAATAGTAATGCCAATCAGTTAGTGACTGTAGCAAACGCAGCAGATACAACCTTAGGCACAATGACACTAGCAGATGGAGAAGTAACATTCCTCATGAAAGACCCAACTGACCAAATATTTGCTGGAGCAGCAACTGTATTAGGTACACCAGTTAAATATAGCTAATGGTAAATCATTGGCTAAAAGACGTTGCAGAAACCGCAGAAGTTACTCTTGATGTATTAAACAAGAAAGCTGAAAGACGCGGTACTGTAACTCATGCTGATGAAACAGTACAAAGTTTATGTATGGGGTATCTTTACCTTTTAAATTTGTGCGACCAATATGAACTATTGGAAAGACGTGATGTAGAAACACTCACAGAAGTAATTAAAAAACATACAACGATTCACTAAACATGTTAAACATCAGCAGAACAGATATTATTAGCTCTGAATTAATGGATTTTGAAGCAGCTGAAAGGTTCATCAAACTACCTATATCAGAGTATATGAACTTATTAGGTATAGAACCTAATAGTTCGCAAAAGGCATTAATCAATGCCATAAACAACCCCAAGTATAGATTCGTGTGTGCCGCCTTATCAAGGCGTCAGGGTAAAACGTATATAGCAAATGTCATTGGACAGCTTGTATCACTCGTGCCAGGCTCTAACATATTAATTATGTCACCGAACTACTCTCTTTCTCAAATTTCTTTTGACTTACAAAGACAACTGATAAAACACTTTGACTTGGAAGTAACAAAAGATAATGCAAAAGATAAAGTTATAGAACTATCTAATGGTTCTACTATACGAATGGGCTCTGTGAATCAGGTGGACTCTACAGTGGGTAGAAGTTACGACTTAATAATCTTTGACGAGGCAGCACTAGCTGATGGCAAAGATGCATTCAATGTGGCACTCAGACCAACATTGGATAAAGAGAACAGTAAAGCAGTATTTATTTCAACTCCAAGGGGACGAAACAACTGGTTTGCGGACTTCTACCACAGAGGGTTTAGTGACGAGTTTGACGACTGGGCATCAATCCAGGCAACGTATCATGAAAATCCTAGAATTAGTGATAATGATATATCAGAAGCTAAAAAAGCAATGTCTCAAGCAGAATTTGCACAAGAGTACTTAGCTGACTTTAATACTTATGAAGGACAGGTATGGAATTTCAATTTTGAAACTCAAGTAGGAGACTTTGAAAGATTAGATACTAGTAAAATGGACGTATTTGCTGGCCTTGACGTAGGTTACAAAGACCCAACAGCTTTATGCGTACTAGCATATGATTGGGACGAGCAGAAATTCTATCTAATCGATGAGTATATGGATGCTGAAAGAACTACTGAACAGCATGCTATTGAAATTAACAGAATGATATCTAAATACAATATTGATTGGATTTATATTGATTCAGCCGCACAACAAACACGTTTTGACTTCGCTCAAAACTACGACATATCTACTATTAATGCGAAAAAATCAGTTCTAGACGGCATAGGACAAGTAGCAGGAATAATAGATAATGACACACTATTTATAGACCAAAGGTGTTCACAAGCATTATCATGCGTGGACCAATATCAGTGGGACCCCAACCCTAATTTACTACGAGAAAAGCCAAAACATAATATGGCAAGTCACATGGCAGACGCCCTGAGATATGCACTGTATACTTTTGAGACCTCCGCCAATACATTCTAAATATATGACCTACCAAAAAATAAATGTTGACATGAAGGTGAATTTTTGGTATAATTTTAACTAAATAGGAATTTATGGATTTAAAAAGAGATTTAGTCAAGTACGTACGAGACAAAGCGAAATCAGGATATCAAAAAGATACCCAATGCTTTATCTGCGGAGCTACAGAACCTTTAGAGTTTCACCACTTCAATGGAATGACTGAGTTACTATACACTTGGATGAAGGTTAACAAAATTACGATTACCTCAGCCGATGAAATAATGAATCTTCGAGAACAGTTTATTGAAGAGCACCTCTCTGAAGTATACAATGAAGCAGTAACACTATGTAAAACTCATCACATAAGACTGCATAGTATTTATGGCAAAAGACCAAAACTGGCAACAGCAAATAAACAAAAAAGATGGGTGGAGATACAGAGAGACAAATATGGCATGGTATGACAGATTCTTAGGAAGAAATGATGAGGAGAAACTAAATAGTTCTCAACCTTTCATTGCCCTAGAAGAAGGCATGAGTATTGATACTCGTGAAAAGAAAGAAAATTATCGTTCAGCGTACGAGGAACTAGAAGTAGTTAATCGTGCTGTCAATATGATTGTTGACGATAGTGCTGATATACCGTTTGAAGTTGGAGATAAAGTACAAGGTATGACTCCAATAGTGCCTAATGTTCGTAGAAGTCGTGTAGACTTACTACTAAATAAAGAGCCAAACCCTTTTCAAGATGTAAACACTTTTAAGAGAAATCTTATAATTGACTTACTGATTGATGGCAACATCTTTATATATTTTGATGGAGCCCACTTATATCATTTACCTGCTAATAATGTTACTATAGAGACTGATACTAGTACTTATATTAACAAGTATGTATATGATGGAGCTATAGACTACACCCCGAAAGAAATTATACATATTAAGGAAAACTCATTCAAATCAATCTATAGGGGTGTACCTAGACTCAAACCAGCATACAGAACTATGTATTTACTGGATAGTATGCGCAAATTTCAGGATAACTTCTTCAAGAATGGAGCAGTTCCAGGATTAGTACTAAAGAGTCCTAATACTCTTTCTGACAGAATAAAAGAAAGAATGTTAACAGCATGGGCAAATAGATATAATCCAAAAAATGGTGGTAGAAGACCACTTATATTAGATGGTGGATTAGAAGTAGATAGCTTAACTAAAGTAAACTTTAAAGAACTAGACTTCCAACCTTCAATAGCAGCTAATGAGAAAGTAATATTAGAAGCAATGGGTGTACCTCCAATCCTTATGGACGGTGGTAATAATGCAAACATTAGACCTAATCATAGATTGTACTATTTAGAAACAATACTACCTATAGTTAGAAAAATGGGATATGCATTTGAAAGATACTTCGGATTTAAACTAAATGAAGATGTACATGGAGTTCCAGCACTACAGCCAGAGCTTAGAGACCAAGCAGCTTATTATGCAACATTAGTTAATACAGGTATAATGACACCTAACGAAGTCAGGGACGCAATGAACATGGAATCAATTGATGGACATGATGAATTGAGAGTACCAGCAAACATAGCGGGTAGCGCAGCTAACCCCGAAGAAGGTGGCAGACCACCTGAGGAAACAGAGGAAGAAACAAATGAATAAACCAGCAATTCTTAAACAGTTAATGGATTACTTTAACGAAAAAGGAGTAATTTATACCATTGACCAATACAAAGCAGCAACAGACGCTCCAATGCGTTTTATGGTTGCTAAAAGAGCATTTGGCTCTTGGGCTAGAATGACACAGATGATTAATGCCAAAATGGCAGCAGACGTTAACGCTAATGTAGCACCTGTAGTTAAAACAGCACCTAAACCAAAAGCAAAGCCAGCTCCTAAAAAAGCTGAAGTAAAGAAAGGTAAGTAATATGTCAGAGAAAATTTTTCATTGGTCATCAACTTTTAAAACATTAAGTGAAGATGATGACGGTAGTGTTAATATCAAAGGATATGCTAGCACTAACTCATCAGATAGAGCTGGTGATATAATTGACCATGACGCATGGACTAAAAATGGTGGACTGGAAAACTTTAAAGGTAATCCAATCATTTTATTTAACCATGACTATAATAGACCAATAGGTCGTGCTACTTCATTAGAAGTAAACGACAAAGGCCTGGAGCTTGGAGCTAGAATTTCTAAGTCTGCAGGAGAAGTTAAAGATTTAATCAAAGATGGCGTACTTGGAGCATTTTCCGTGGGTTTCCGAGTCAAGGACGCTGATTATCTAAAGGAAACCGACGGATATCAAATAAAGGACGCTGAACTATTCGAAGTGTCTGTTGTGAGTGTACCTTGCAACCAGACCGCAATGTTCTCGATTGCAAAATCATTCGATTCTCAATCAGAATATGATGAATGGAAAGCTGAATTTTCGAAAGAAAGTAAACAGGCTCATGAGATGGAAGCAGTAAATACTGACGAAATTGATGCGCCACAAGCCGTGGGTAAAACCACTCAACAGGAGAGACATATGTCTACAGAAAAAACTACTCCAAATGCTGAGTTAGACTTAAAAGCGTTCGCGGAAGAGGTGGCAAAATCAACTGCTGCTAAAATCGCAATGCAACAAGCAGAACAAAAAGCAAAAGAAGTAAGCGAAGCTGAAACAAAAGCTGCTGAACTGGAAACAGAAGCAGTAGAAAAAGAAGCTGAGCAAGAAAAAGTTAAAACAATAGTAACTGCTGGTCTATCAGGAGCTGAACAGCTCGTAAACGACGTTGAAAAACGCGTTTCTGAAAGACAAGGAGATTTAGAATCTGTTGTTAATGAACTACAAAAAGACCTAGCTGATAAAAAAGATGAGATTAACGCAATGCGTGAGTCAAAAAGACATTTTTCAGATAGACAAAACAGCGACTGGCAGAAAGCCTTCCAAAGCGACATTGATGACGCTTGGGTTATGGGTTTAGCTACTGGTAAAGGCTGGAGTACTAAACTTGGTCAAGATACTATGGAAAAAGTTAATGCTCATTCAGGCGTTGCTGTTTCATCAGCTGATTTTGAACAAACAGTATCAACAAATATCGAAAGAGATATTCAATTAGAGCTTGTATTAGCACCGTTATTTAGAGAAATCCAAATGACTTCAGCTACACAAATTCTACCAATCATGCCAGATGCAGGGTATGCTGAATTTACAGCTAACCAAGCAGCTTCTGGATCTTCTCCTCATGGAAACTTAGAGGAAAGAGGCGACACTTATGGTACTCCATATGCTGGCGTTGACATGACTGAAAGAACTCTTTCAACTAAAAAACTTATTTCACAATCATACTTAGGTAATGAAACTGAAGAAGATGCAATTCTACCGATTCTTCCTTTAATTAGAGAGTCTATCGTTAGATCACACGCAAGAGGTATTGAAAATGCACTATTAGTGGGTAACCACGCAGATGGCGTTTATGGTACATCTGGAGCAGCATTTGAAGGACTAGTCACAATGGCTGGGTCTAACAAAACTCAATCTGCTACTGCTTTTGCATCAGAATCTTTAACAGCTTCAATGCTATTGAATGCTAGAAAGCAAATGGGTAAATGGGGTATGAATCCTAGAGATGTAATTTACATCATAAATTCAACTGAATACTTCAACTTATTATCAGATGCAGAGTTCCAAGATGTCAATTTAGTTGGCAATATGGCTACTAAGCTAAATGGTGAAATCGGAGAAGTCTTCGGTTCAAGAGTTATCGTTTGTGACGAATTCGCTACTCCAGCAACATCCAAGTTCTTTGGATTAGCTGTTAATGCGAAAAACTTTGTAATGCCTAGATTAAGAGGTGTTACTATCGAGTCTGACTACGAAGTAGCAAACCAAAGAAGAGTATTAGTCGCTTCTCAAAGACTAGGTTTTACCGACCTTATCGATGGTTCAACAGCGTGTCATACACTTCAGTATAAAGCTAGTTAATAGTTTTATCGAAATTACGTGGTGGGGGCAACTCCACCACACTTTTTAAGGAAAATTTATGGCAGATTTAGTTACATTACAGCAATACAAGGACTTTGCAGGTTTGCAGAGTATAAAAAACGATGCTCGTATAAATGTAGTTATTGACCAAGTTTCCCAACTCGTTAAGACTTATTGCGGGAGTACTATTATAGATTATGCTAGTACTAATAAAGT